AATCGTATTGAGCGTTATCAGCAGTATGACATCATGGATACTGACAGCGAAGTTAATGCTGCCTTAGATATCTTAGCGGAATTCTGCACACAGTTGAACAAGCAAGATACGCCTTTTGAACTCAAATATAAAGAGCAGGCCAGCGGTACAGAAGTCAAGCTATTAAGCAGATATCTGATGCAATGGAACAAGCTACAGGATTTCCAAACTAGAGTTTTCAAGCTAGTTCGTAACCTATTCAAGTACGGTGATGTGTTTTTCATCCGTGATCCTGAAACACAAAAATGGATCTATATCGATCCCAGCAAAGTAGTTCGCATCATAGTAAACGAAAGCGAAGGCAAGAAGCCTGAACAATATGTGGTGCGTGACATCAACATTAATTTAGAAAGTTTGGCTGCTACCGCTATCAATCCACAGATGGGCAACATACAGGTCTCGGGTGGAGGTACAACAGGTTACGATGTAGGAGGTGGTTTTCAGCGTGGCATGGCAGGTGGATATCCCAGCCAAGGTGGCAGTCGCTTTCAAACTAACATGCGTGAGTACGCTATCAACGCAGAACACGTTGTACATCTAAGTCTTAGCGAAGGATTAGACAACAACTTCCCATTTGGCAACAGTCTACTGGAAATGTGTTTCAAAGTATTCAAGCAGAAAGAGCTGCTAGAAGACGCTATCATCATTTACCGCGTTATGCGTGCTCCAGAGCGCAGGATTTTCTATATTGACGTTGGTAACATGCCTCCTCATTTGGCCATGGGCTTTGTAGAACGTGTGAAAAACGAAGTCAATCAGCGCAGAATCCCTAGTGTAACTGGCGGACAACAGAGCGTTATTGACGCTAGTTTTAACCCATTAGCTATTAACGAAGACTACTTCTTCCCACAGACTGCTGAAGGTCGTGGTAGTAAAGTTGACACTTTACCAGGCGGTGCTAACTTGGGCGAAATCGACGATTTGCGCTTCTTTACCAACAAGCTATATCGTGCGCTACGCATACCTAGCAGCTATTTGCCTACTGGTCCAGAAGACGGACAGGCACAATTTAGCGATGGTCGTGTTGGCACAGCCTATATACAAGAGCTAAGATTCAACAAGTATTGTGAACGTTTGCAGAGCCTTTTTGCCAAGGTATTTGATTTAGAATTCAAAGTATACTTGGAAAACAGCGGCATCAACGTTGATCCTAACATCTTTGATGTTAAGTTTAATCCGCCATTGAACTTTGCTGCTTACCGTCAGATACAGATGGATACTGACAGAGTTGGTGTGTTTACACAGTTATCTGAGATCACTTACATGAGTAAACGCTTTGCATTGAAGCGTTATTTGGGCTTGACCGAAGAAGAGATCGCAGAAAACGAACGCATGTGGCGTCAGGAAAACTTAATTGGACAGGCTGGAAAAGAACGTCAGCCAGGACAGGATCTGCGTGGTGTAGGTATCACACCAGGCGGAATACAAGGGGATATGGAAGCAGCAGATGGAGAACTAGGTGCCCCAGACGGTGTAGAACCACCAGGTATGGAAGCAGCTACAGGCGCAGCACCACAACCAGGATCTGCACCACCGGCTCCAACTCCCGCGGCCTAAATAAATAATATCATGTACTTAAAAGAGTTTATATATTTTGACAAAGACGACGCTGACTTCCGCGATGACAATCGTTATGATCCAGGCGCAGATAAAAAAGTTTTGAAATTGTCTGATGTTAGAAAAACTCAGCTAAGATTAAAAGATATAAACAAGTTACGTAAGGCGGGCGAAGCGCACGACGAAGAGTTAGATGAAGAAAGCGAGTTAATACAAGCACAGTACGCTGTGCCGGTCCAGCCTCCGCAGTAATTCATTGACATTGAAAGGTCTTCAAAAAGCCTTTTATGTCAAATTCTGTCATTTTACGCCTATTTCCCCCTTATTTAAAAACTACGCTGTAAATATAGTCGACAGCCTTACCTATACATTCACAAAGGAGATCTCACGATGTCAACAAAATGGAATCAGCTGATTGACCTGTTGATCAACGAAGAAACTGATAAAGCCAATGAGCTTTTCCACGAATTAGTCGTTGAACAATCAAGAACAATCTACGAAAGTATCATCTCTGACGAAGAAGATGAAAAGAAAAAAGATAAAGAAGACAAGGCCGATGAAGGCTACATGATGAACACTGCCGAAGATGGTATGGAAACACATCATGAGCTAGGCGGCGATGGAACTGACGACCTAATGGGCGATGTTGGTGCACACGATGGTGATGCAGACATGGACATGGGCGACGAAGGTGACATGGACATGGACATGGACATGGACGGTGCTGAAGGTGGCGAAGGCGACATGGAAGACCGCGTTATGGACTTGGAAGATGCGCTAGAAGAATTAAAGAAAGAATTTGAAGAGCTTCTTGGCAAAGAAGGCGGTGAAGAGCATGATGACATGGGCTTCGGCGGCGACGAAGGCGAGGAAGAAGAAGGCGAAGAAGAAGGCGAAGAAGAAGGCTACCTACGTGAATACGTAGAGAAGGTCGGACATGATTGGGAAAGCCAACCAGAAGGCGCAGAAGGCAAGATGGCCGGAGCAAATACTGGTGACAAGGACAAGTATGCCAACAACACTAAAGGTGTTGTAGCTAGCCCAAATCACATCAGCAACTTCGGAACAAGCAAGAACATTGCAACTGGTGGAAGAAAGACTGAAAGTGCTCCAGACGGTACTTCAGCACAGAAGAAGCCAAGCAACGAATACACTAAGGGCGAAGGCTCACTACCAGGTGCTGGTAAGTTTGCAAATGCTCCAGGAAACAAAGTAGCAAGCAATTTCTACAGTAAGAAAGAAAAGAGCTGGGAAGGCCAAGCTGAAGGACAAGAAAACAAGTTCGCAGGCGCAGGCACAGGTGAAAAGAGCAAGTTGAGCGTCAACACTAAACCTGTTCTTCCTAGATAATAAATTTAAGGCATTAGCAGACGATGAAGTCACTAGTACGTGAAAGTTTAAGTTTTGATCAGGCTCGTTGCGTCGTTGAATCGGATGAACGAGACGGGGGCAAAAACCTCTATCTGAAAGGCATCTGTATTCAAGGCGGGATTCGTAACGCTAACCAGCGTGTCTATCCTGTGAGCGAAATAGGTACTGCTGTCAAAACACTCAACGATCAAATCGGAAACGGATATAGCGTATTAGGTGAAGTAGATCATCCCGATGACTTGAAAGTAAATTTGGACCGTGTGTCTCACATGATCACTGAAATGTGGATGGACGGTCCAAATGGTTATGGTAAAATGAAGATTTTACCTACCCCGATGGGTAGCCTAGTAAAGACGATGTTGGAAAACGGAGTTAAGCTAGGTGTTTCTAGTCGTGGTAGTGGTAATGTAAACGAGAGAACTGGTGAAGTTAGCGATTTCGAAATCATTACCGTCGATGTAGTAGCACAACCCAGTGCGCCAGGAGCATATCCTACAGCTATTTACGAGCACCTTATGGGTACACGTGGTGGTTATAGAGCGTTGCAAGTGGCGAACGAAGTACAAGCAGATCCAAAGGCCCAAAAATATCTTAAGGAAAGTCTCCTTAAGATAATCCAAGGTCTAAAATAAGCCCGAGGAGATTATAAATGTTGGACGCATTTAAAACACTATTCGAGAGCGGAATGATTTCCGAGGAAGTCAAGTCTGACATCGAGAAGGCGTGGAACACTCAACTCCAAGAGCAACGCGAAGTTGTGGCCAGCGAACTTAGAGAAGAATTTGCCCAACGTTACGAGCATGATCGTGGCGTTATGGTAGAAGCTCTAGATAAGATGGTTAGCGAGCGTTTGCAAGCTGAATTACGTGAATTTGCGGAAGACCGCAAAAAAGCTAAGGAAGCAAAAGTTAAGGCAGAAGAAAAGATGAAGAAGGATTCTAAGAAAATGGAATCATTCGTTATCTCTGCACTAGCTAGAGAGTTAAAGGAATTCCATTCCGAGAGAGAAAAAGTTTCTGAAAACTTTACTAAGTTAGAAGCGTTCGTAGTAGAAGCTCTAGCTAAGGAAATTTCAGAATTCGCAACAGACAAGCAAGACCTAGTTGACACTAAGGTACGCCTAGTACGTGAAGCAAAAACTAAGTTCGAAGATATCAAGAACAGGTTTATCGAACGTAGTGCTAAGATTGTAGAAAACACAGTCAAGAACACACTGTCTTCAGAGCTACATCAGCTTAGAGAAGATATTACTGTCGCACGTCAAAACAACTTTGGTCGCAAGCTATTTGAAGCTTTCAATTCAGAATTTCAAACTAGTTATTTGAACTCTAACAGCGAAACAGCACGTCTGTTGAAAATCGTTGATAAGACAGCAAAAGAACTAGAAGAAGCACGTCGTGCAGTTGATGAACGTGGACAGTTAGTCGAAAGCCTAACACGCAAGGTTAAGGTAACACAAGACATTGCTGAACGTTCAAAGACCATGCAAGAATTATTACATCCACTTACTGGTGATAAGAGAGCAGTTATGGAAAGTTTGTTGGAATCTATCCCAACAAGCCGCTTAACTGAATCTTTCGATAAGTATCTACCTGCGGTGATGGAAGGTAAGGCAACAATCAAGGCACATAAACAGGCACTAACAGAAAGCAAAGCTGAAGTCACTGGTAACAAAGCTCCAAGAGCAAACGTTGCTGAAGACCCTTCCAGCCTAGACAATCTAATTGACATCCGCAAGCTAGCGGGTCTTAAAATTTAAGGAGAAGACTAAATGTCCGTATTGCTAAACGAAAAATGGCAGGAGACAAAAGACGCTCTGCTAGAAGGCCTACAAGGCACAAAGCGTGGTGTCATGAGTACCTGCCTCGAGAATACTAAGAGGTATCTCGTTGAAAGCGCAACAGCTGGTGCAACAAGCGCCGGTAACGTTGCTACACTAAACCGCGTAATCCTTCCAGTGATTCGTCGTGTTATGCCAACAGTTATCGCCAACGAAATCGTTGGTGTACAACCAATGACTGGCCCAGTTGCACAAATCCACACTCTACGTGTTCGCTATGCAGATAGCAGCTCAGGTGATGGTATTGCTGCTGGTGATGAAGCACTAAGCCCATTCAAGATTGCTGCTGCTTACTCAGGTAACAACGTTGACGGCACACCAGCCGGCCAAAGCGTTGCTAGCCTAGAAGGCACACCAGGCAAGAGAATGAGCATCCAGATCTTGAAGCAATCAGTTGAAGCTAAGACTCGCAAGCTATCAGCTCGTTGGACTTTCGAGGCTGCACAAGATGCACAAGCCCAACAGGGTATTGACATCGAAGCAGAAATTATGGCTGCTTTGGCTCAAGAAATTACAACTGAAATCGACCAAGAAATCCTAGCTAGCCTACGTAGCTTGGCTTCAGTTGAAGAAACATATGACCAGTCACTAGTATCTGGTACTGCAACTTTCGTTGGTGACGAACACGCTGCTTTGGCTATCCAAATCAACCGCGTTGCTAACAAGATTGCACAACGTACACGTCGTGGCGCTGCTAACTGGGCTGTTGTGTCTAACCAGGCTCTAACAATCCTACAAAGCGCAACAACTTCAGCATTTGCTCGCAGCACTGAAGGCACTTTCGAAGCTCCAACTAACACTAAGTTCGTTGGTACATTGAACGGTGCAATGCGTATCTACGTTGACAGCTATCTAGCTGACACTGGCGCTGACAGCAACCAAGTATTGGTTGGTTACAAAGGTTCCAGCGAAGCAGACGCAGCAGCGTTCTACTGCCCATACATTCCTCTAATGAGCTCTGGCGTTGTTCTAGATCCAGCTACTTTTGAACCAGTAGTTGGCTTTATGACACGTTATGGTTATGTACAGTTGACCAACACTGCAAGCAGCTT